ACGGGCAAAGCCCCGAATCGTCATATATCTATCACAGATCAAATGTGACGAGACTACTTTGTAGTCATGATTACCGCACCCCGTGCGGTAGTCCGGATAGTGATTTCTCTATCCCAGATGTCCTCGTCATGAGGCATCCCATCGGTGAACTCGTTGTAGTCCACGTGAAGCATCGCCCCTGGGTCTTCAAGGAGCGGTGTGTCTTCGGGTATAACCTCGAAGGCCCTGCCAATCATGTACATGGCAGGATCCACACAGATAACTCTGTGCGGTATGGACGTATTCCATGCGTCCAACTTCCGCTTTATTAGTAGCGAAAGTCTTTGGTCGCGGGTTACAACCCCGACCTCAGTCTTATCTGCCCAATCACGTGGTAACACGTGTAGCAGGTAAGAGTCAGACTCCATGAAGAGATTGAGTCTGTTGACTACCCTATTGGGTAGTGGCTTATCCTCCCTTATTAGGGAGATAAGATCTGGTAGGGATTCTGTGAGTAAATCACTATTATCCCTAAGCCAGTCCTCAAAGTAACCTTTGAGGCGTGTCTTCTCTGGAACATAGGAAGACCAGTCGAACCCTAGGTTCATAGGGTTCAACATTGGGATCTTGGTTTTATCAACCACATAGCCCCAATCATTCTGGAATTTGAATCCAGGATTGGACCACGTCTGCATAAACAGGTCGTAGTCTAGGTGAGGATCCTCTGTCCTCCCCTCGCTGAACTTCTTCTCTATGGAGAAGATCGGCTCTACAGGATCTCTTCCCTGTAGTAGGGATTGGTAATACAACCCCTTTGCAATCTCAAAGAATACAGATTGCGGGTCACTGAACATATCTATCTTCAGTGAGTTGATCAGAGTCCTCTGGTTCTGATCACGTGGAGTCACGACCGCTTCTGGCGGTAACAGTGCCTTCATTCCTTCCAGCTTTGGAAGGTAAAGATGGTGCTTATGCACCACCTTATCCGTCCGGTTTGACCGGACGAACTTGTAGCCAAATCTGCCATTTAGCAGGGCTGACAGCCGGTACTTAGTTTCCCGGGGGTTACGAGATTTGTTCTCAATTACTCGTAACATGTGCTTACCATCCATTGGATAAGCACCATCACCACCAATTTCAATTGGGGTGTAAGGACTAATACAGTCCGGTTCCTGAGGCACAAGTATGTGCTGCAGGAGAGCTGCTTGGTCAAAGAACCGTTTAGCTCGTGGGTTGCTGTTAGCAACCCACCTGGTCTCCTTTCCTAGGAGACTGAACCTCCCTATGTTCGTCATAGAGTAGGCATCTACCTCGCTTGGCTGGGGTAGTAGCAACCTTATCCTTGGATAGTCCAAGTAGAAAAGGTCGTGACCCCTCCTCATTTGTACGTGAGGGGTATCGTGCACGGATTGTGGCACGAGGCTTCCTTCTTCACAGTAGAAAGCCATCCGAGACGACACAAATGTGTCCAACTCGGATACCTTGAATATTTCATTCAAGGTTGAGATGTGCTTATGCAACTTCTCAGGATCGTTCTCAAGAGCGATCTCGTCGTCGCCTACAAGGGTATACACCCTTAGGCCCGATTTCTCGCAACAGTATTGATGCGCGAGAGTGAGTATGACTTTAGTCATCATATCACCCATCATCCAGCCACGCTGCATGACGACCAACTGGTACCCCAGTTGCGACGGAACAAACGCGAAGCGTTTTCCGCAGTACTTGCTCTTTGCGAGCAATGCCAAACCCAGAGGGAACTCTGGATTCTCAGCCCTTTCAATTAGGCTGTGCCAGATTTGACGTGCAACATCCTTGTTGCCGAAATCTGTAGCTTCCGACAGATCTGTCGAAAGTGCATAAACAGTGTTATTGTTTATTAGTTCTCCCCACTCTGTATTTTGTGGGTTGAGCACATCTGTGAGAAATCTCCACAGATGTCGGTCGGCCTTCAGGCCAGACTTTATCTGCCGTGACGTTAGTGACGGCTGGAATATGTGAGCAAAAACTCCCATAAGCACCTGGTATGCATACGGTGCTACGGTGATTGTCCGAGCCTTTGATGGCTCAGCAACCCCGTGCAACCTAACACATGATGTGTAGGTTGGATGGTGCAATAGTTGATATATTGCCCAATGGACCAGGTCCTTTGCAGACCTGACCGGACGCGGCGCCACGGGCGTCGCCTCAAGAGTACGGAAATCGTACTCCGCCCTGACTGACTTATGTCTAGCCAGGGTGCTCAGGAAGGCAGTCTTGCCTCCCATGCTCCTCGTGCTTTCTAAGCATGAGGTAGTTCCGACAGAAACCTTGCCGGACTTACCATCAACCCTTTTACAGGGTTCGGTTATCTTGCCTAATATGGCAGGATTAAGTTTCACAGCCTGACCCGGCTGTGTCACCGTAGCTATGAACTTTTCATAGCTAATGTCGATCATTTTCTGATCGGCCATACCTGTAGCTCTGGTCTGGCACCAGAGCAGTACAAATCGCCCCAGATCACTGGGGTCCTCAATGGGAAACCCATTGAGCGCCGTGCGTGCCGCACGGAGGTACGGGATCATAAATCCCGGACATTCCACGTGATTAAGATCACCGTGGAGGGCGAATGATTTTCTCATTCGCTTTTTCAGAGCTTTCCATTCGCTCTGAAACCGCGCGTAATTGTGCGCGCAGTTCTCTAACACCCAATTGGTTAGAGTATCCACCTCAGCCTCTAAGAGGCTGGTGTGGCGCTCACTGCATATAAGCAGTGGCAAGACGGCTGCATCAGCTGTCTGAAACCAGGCGCGTACCTGGTTAAGGTGACCGGAGTCCAGTCGCCTGCGCATCTTCCCACGAAGTGCGGCGGAAGCCTTAAAGTAAAGGCTTCGAAGCAGTAACGTCTGCTGATCACACGGAGCGAACTCCGATAGATACGCTGGGGGTCCGCGGACCCTCAGACACCTGAGCTGATACTCAGGTGAGATGCGCCTCTCAAAGAAGTCGCATACACTACGGAATTCTCCGTAGTACTCATCCAGTCTCTGGATGAGCGTGCTGCTATGCAGCACTACGATGCGGGGCCCTGCCCTTCCAATTGTCGGGAGGGGCGGGCACCAGCGTGTGGTCATTCTTCAATGACCTTTTGTTGTT